GTGCATCATCACCTACGTCGGCATAGTTGTGCGGAAATGCATTACCAATGTAATGAATAGCACCTTGCTTCTGACGTTTGTGGAAGTGTCCACTGAATACGTACTCTTGATGCTTAAAGTGTTCAGGCTTTAGGTCACCATGATCTGGCATTCTAACCAATGCGTTCATATAGAAGCTAGGAAGTTCAAAGTGTCCAAACAAATACTTTGTTTCAATGTCTTTCATCTGCTTCCACTCGTCACCAACAAGCCACGGTACCAGTGCAACATCATCCTCAATGAAGATTTCGTCTATAAACGTAATGCCTGGAATGTGTTTTGCAAAAGCAGTACTGTTAACGTCACGCTTGTCTTTATAATACAAGTCATGGTTACCATCGAAGAAGTAAAACTTCTCAAACGCAGCACCAAGCTTTTCCATACTTCTAATTGTAGCATCCATAGTGGTAAGATTAAGTGAATTACGATTATGGTGCCAGTCTCCGCAGAAGATACCAGTTTCGCAACCAGCAGCTTGAGCTTGTTCTATGTACCAATCAATAAATTCTTCGCAATCTTCGTTATGTATACGACTATTACCTTTCAAACCAAAATGGATGTCCGTAAACACCGCAGCTTTTTTAAACAAAGAGTATCCTCCATATATACATGTTATAGTATATAGTAATTGTTGACACCTGTCAACCTATTTTTTGGTTCCGGTGTATTGTGTAATCGGAGCTTCTTCATTCCGCTTCACGCTTGCTTCCCATTCGCCTTGATTCTGTCTTGTATAACTAGGAGACAAGTCGTTCATCTCTAAGATATCATCTCTAATGTTTTGATTGCGTTTTTCTATGTTAATAACACGAACAAAGCTATTAGTAACAGCAGCCGTATAGTATGCGAATGGATTATCTGACTTAGATTCGTCAAACTGTAGTCCGATTTGTGAAAGTTGTAAGATAGCTTGACCTTTCATTTCGTCATTGTATGTGTAACCACGTACATTTCCTCGAGTTGCATAACGATCAACAAGTTTTAACCACATCATAGCAAGGTTGTCTGTTGCTTTACCGTGTTTGTGACTAAAGTTGCCGTTGTCCATGCCACCTACCCAATGACTTTTGCCAACTAGGATAATTTCGCCTTCGTCATCATACTTATAATGCTTAAACGGAGGAAACGGTAGCTTAACTCTTGTATCAGCAACAGTCTTAGGGTTCTTTTTGCGACCTGGCTCTTCTGGAATGTGATCAAATGTCATTACACGGAAGATTAGCTCTTCTTTTGTAATTTCAGATGCTAATGTTTCGCATTCTGCTTGTTTGACCTTCTCACCTAAGCCTTTCCTGCGCTCGTATTCTGCTGAAGACATCTTCTTTGCTTTATTACGCTTTGCTTCAGCAACAGACAGTCGATTTATTTTACCTACATCTAGTAAAATAATATCATATTGACCATATTCAGGTTCTAAATAACTGTTGAACTGATTCTTTGATTTGTGTATTTCTTTAAGTATGTCTTTATTGTTTAGATAATTCTTGGGACGCATCATTCTCTCCTATAGTGTTAATTACTATTATACACGACAATTGTATCAGTGTCAACCAAAGAATAATTATAATATACATACATAATTTTGTCAACTAAATAGTAGTATAGGAGACAATATAATTATGGCGTTTAGTATTAAAAAAGCATCTTCAAACTTTCTAAGTAGCATTGTGAGTGATGTGAAGGGCGCAGTCTCAGGTGCCATTGGCGATGTTATAACTCAGAAGTTAGGAAGTTTAGGTCCATTAGGAAAACTTGCAGCAAGTTTTGTTAATCAAACTGGAGGCTTCGGCACAAATAATAGAACTATTTCTAGGGCAATTATTTCATCAAGTAATAGTGTAAGTGACGCAAGTGATTGGCGTGTTAGTATTAGTGTTCCAGACGTTATATTAGACGAGGGAGAAATACTTGCTCCGATGCGAGAACCAAGCGACACTAGCGTATTCAATACAGGAAATAGAATGATATTTCCTTTTAATCCTACAGTGCTTTTAAGTCATAGCGCAAACTATTCACAAGTGCAGCCGACACATACAAATTATGCGTATAATGCATATGAAAGTAGTCAAGTTGATGCAATTACAATTACTGGCGAATTTTATCAAGAAAATGAAGCTGATGCTAGGTATTGGATTGCATGTTTGCACTTTTTAAGATCTGCAACAAAAATGTTTTACGGTAATAGTAATCCGTTAGGCAATCCTCCTGTTGTTTGTAGACTAAATGGATACGGTAAACATATATTGAATAATATTCCAGTCGTAATAACGAACTTTACTACAGATTTACCAGTTGATGTAGATTATGTTGAATGTACTATTGGCGGATTACCAAACTATGTTCCTACACAAAGTTCAATAACAGTTACATTACAGCCGCAATACGCAAGGCGTTCGCAAGCAGGATTTAGTTTAAATGATTTTGCTGCCGGCGGACATATTGGCGGCGCGGAAGGATTTGTATAATGGAAAACAATTTAAGCCCGTATGCACGTACACCAATTAATCGCAACGGCTATTTAGATATACTAAAACCTCGACCAGTTCCGATTAACAAAGAAGATATTTTATTTGAAATAACTACTGAATTTACATATCGCCCTGATTTGCTAGCACACATTACGTATGGTAGAAAAGATCTATGGTGGGTATTTGCACAGCGTAATTTAGATATATTAAAAGATCCTGTATTTGACTTCGTTGCAGGTACTAAAATATTTCTACCAGATCCGTCGGCATTACGTAACACATTAGGATTTTAATATGGCATATAATCTTAAATCAGCAGCTAAAAGTTTAAGCAACAGTGCAAAAAATAAAGTAAAATCAGCAGCAATCAGTACTGTTAGCGCCAAAATTAGTTCTAAAATTCCTGGAGTTAGCAGTCAGTTGATGTCATCGGCACTAAAAGGCGGAGACATTAAAGGCGCCATTGGTGGAGCACTTGGTGGAGCACTTGGTGGAGCACTTGGTGGCGGAGCCGACGGACTAATGGGTGCAATAAACGGAAAATTAAATGGACTAATAGCTAACGCACCTGAGCTTCAAGGCGTGGCTGACATGGCTTGTAAAATAGTAGAAAAAGGCGCAGCAGATCTTAAAGGCCTCGACGGAGGATATGGACTGGTAATGGACCAGTACAAAGAATTATCAAAAAGAACTAATATATCCCCTGACTACATTGATAGTGGATTCTTGCCGTCGTATGAAGTTAACGATTCATCCGCAAGTAAAGTACCTAATCCGTTAAGGGGATATAACGGAGTTAATTATATAATTACGTTAGGTGTACTTAGCGCAACAGAATATAATAATCCTGATACTTATAGAGGTATAGGAAGTTTTAAAAATTACATAATACAAAGTGCAGGTGGCAACCTAGGCAACCGATATCAAGTGTTTGATGAACACGCTGGCAACGTTGCAGCAAATCACCACCAGGACGGATCGCAAACACACGCAGAATATTATATTGATGATATTGAATTAGATTCAGTAGTTGCGCCTAATGAAAATACTAGAATGACATTAGGAACATCTTTATCATTTAATGTTACTGAGCCTTATAGTATGGGAAATTTTATACAAGCACTCAGGGGTGCAGCATATGATGCAGGGTATGCTAATTATGCACATGCTCCGTTTTGTATAAAGATTGACTTTGCTGGCTATAATTTAGACGGCACAACTAATGCAAATTTTTTAACGCAACCAATGTTTATTCCAATTACAATAACCAATATGGATTTTAATGTTTCGGGCCAAGGAAGCAAATATGTAGTATCAGCAGTTCCAATGACTGAAACAGGATTATCTGATGACATTAATAAAATTAATATAAATGTTAAAGCAGCAGGCACACTATGTTCAGAAATTCTTGAAACAAATGATCAGTCAGTAACAGGTGCAGTTAATGGCGCCATAGCAGCTTTGGAAGAAGCCGGCGCACTTGCACCATATGATAGATATGTTATTTGTTTTCCAAAAACACGCAGCTTAATAAAAGAAGCACTTCAAAAAGGAGAACAAGACGATACTGCATTTACTTCTACTCCTGAAGATTTAGAAATTCAAAGACAAGGAGTATCTGATAAATCTCCGGATATCCAATCATCATTTTCCCCAACAACTATAACAATTATACCTCCTAACGACACGTATGGAATACTTAAAACGTTTGCTGAAAATACTGATTTAATGAATGCGATAGGCCTAAGTCCATTAAACGTAGATACAAATGCAGCTGGAAATACATCCGCAGCAGACGTAAAAGCAGCAACTAATCCTGAAACAGGCCAAGTTGATCCGGCTGGTCTAGCAGCTCAGCCTGCAGATAAATCAAGGGAGCATCAGTTTACCCAAGGACAGCAAATTACTGCTATTATTGAAAAAATGGTATTACAAACAGATTACGCTGCTGAAAAGTCAACTGAAGGTGCCAAAAATGGCATGAACAAATGGTTTAGAATTGATACGCAAGTTTATATTGACGAAGGTGCCTTGACTGAAGCAACAATGGGAAGACGTCCTCGAGTTTATGTGTACAGTGTTATCGAATACGAAGTTGACCAATCAGTTACAATGGCGGGCAACCAAGCTCCGCAAAATACCAAAGGACTACGAGCCCTTGCGCAGAAACAATACAATTATATCTATAGCGGAAAAAACGAAGATGTGTTAAATTTTGATTTAACATTTAATAATGCATATCACTTGACTGCGTATGCAGATCTCGGCATGTCAGGCGGCGGCACTCGAGCAGCTTCTGATAATGCAACAAATAATGCCTCTGGTAACGAGACGGACGGAGGCGCTACAATCGCAGGACCAAGCGGAAAAAAGACAAATGAAGACGGCAGTGCAGCCACAGAATTAGTAGCCACCGTAGATGAATCGTCTGGCTATGCAGGTAGTGATATACGACGAAAAATTGCAGAAATGTTTCATGATAAAATTACAAAAATGAATGTAGACATGGTTACTGCTGAAATGGAAATACTAGGCGACCCATATTTTATACCACAACAAACTGGCAACTATATTGGTGCTGTTGGAAATAATGTGTCTGAAATTAATGGCGGCACAATGAACTACTTAGACCAGTCAGTATTTTGTATAGTAAATTTTAAAACTCCGTTTGATTATCAAATTAAAGGAGCAACAATGGAGTTTCCGCAAGTTGTTCCAGGATTTAGTGGATTATTTCAAATATGGGCAGTTACTAATAGGTTTAGCAGTGGCAAGTTTACTCAGCTTATTAAGCTCATAAGACGTAAAGGTCAAGACGATGAAGAAACTACAGAAAGCTCAGGTACAATGCAAATAAACAACGATGCTGCACTAACAAAAGATGGCGTACAATCAGACGGCACAGTCGGAGGCCAGCAACCAGGAGTTGATTGTTTTCCAGCTCCAAAAAGTGATGATATTAGAATAATAAATCCAGCAATTGGAGCAGATGTTGCAGCAAACGCAACAAATGGACTTGATCAGCTTGAGAACATGCTCAGCAACGCAGCTGGTGACTTTAAAACAGCAATCGCGGGCCTTGAAAAAGATAAAAACCCCTTTGCAAAACTTCCGGATTTAAGCAAGATTATTCCAGGTGCAATCTCAAGTGGATTAAAAGACGCAGCATTCAGCGCAGTAGCAGGTAAGCTTGGCGGCGTAGCAGGAATTGCTGCCGGCTCACTAGCAAGTAATGCAATAGGCGGCATTGGAACAGCTTTAAAAGGCGGCTTCAAACCTACTGATCTCCAAGCTGGACTTGCAGCAGGACAAAAGGCAACTGATGCAGTAACAGCTTCTCGCGCCGCAAATGAAAAAATTGCTAGTGTGTCTGGCGCAGCTAAATCTAAAGCTAGTTCACTATTAGGAGGCACGTAATGGAAGACGCAGACGGCGGTCCAGAAGAAGGTCAAGGAAAATTAGATCAATCTAATGGCATTAAAGATAACCCTCGCGAACCGTATTTTCTAGATCCTAGCCAAAATGCCCCTTGGCCAGTATACGAAACATATGATGATTTAGAGAGCCTAAAAGGTGATATAACAAACACTGATGAGTTGTATAGTAATACAATTGTTGTTGTTATTGATGATCAAGGAATACACAATCTAGGATATCCAGGTACACCTAAATTTTTCACCGCCACTAAAACCAGTTTGGGATACACGCGGTTTAAGCCTTTGATTATTTGGGGCATAAAAAGGAAAAAGAACATCGATGACATAGCCGAGAATGCGAAGATGCGCATAGAACTTGGAATGCCAGTATCGAGAACTATGAACATGTCCGAAACTATGGAATATATACGGGTTAATGCCAACGGTGGTCACCCAGATGGCACACCAGATACAAGATGCGGCGTACCTTATATTGTACCCAATCCGGATCTAGACTACTCAAGACCTCCAGGCGTAACTGCATCCACATCCAGCGCCACAACTGGAGTTACAGTTGAAACTAAAACAGTTAATGATCCTAAAACTGCAGGCACAGTTACAACAACAGAAATTAGTATGGCTGACCAAGTTAAAAATCTTAAAGTTGGTGACATAGCTACTCCAGAACAGATGAAATATATGGCACAAGGTGCACCTGCCTTAAAACCATGTTTGCCTGACACAACAGGAACAGGATCTGGTAGTGTTGCTCCAGCACCTAATGACGGAAGAACACCTGCGGCTATTGCTCTAGCGGCTGCTAAAAAAGCAGCATCTGGAATAGGCTCGCTTGATGCAGCAAAAGGATTAATTGGAAAAGGCAAAGCCGCAGCAGGTACAGTTGTATCTCCAACTGTAGTTACTACGCCAGGAGCAGCAGCTAATGGCACTGCGCCAGCACCCAACAACTCACGCCCACCAAATGTATACATATATAAAGCAATGGAAACTGGTTTAGATAGATACGACTTTAATACTGGTAAAAAAGTTTTTACTCCAGATACTGGACCAAGTATCGAAGCAGTAGAGCCAACACCAACTACTGCACCTAACGCTAACGCAACAATAGGACCACAATAACATGGCAGGAAACGGCAACTATACAAGAACAATCAGCAGTAGTACATCTGGTTTTGCAGACAGAGGACCGTATGAAGCAATTGTAGTTAATAACCTTGACACAAAATACATGGGCGGCATGACTGTTGAACTATTACGATATACAAGCGCAGGCGGAACACCAGAGAAGTCTGGACAGTTATTAAATGTAAAATACCTTTCTCCATTTTACGGAGTAACTCCAAGTTCTGCAATTAGCGTAAATGAAGGTTACGAACACACACAAAAAAGTTACGGCATGTGGATGGTACCACCCGATATAGGAACTAAAGTTCTTGTAATATTTGCTGAGGGCAATGCAAACTTTGGTTATTGGATTGGATGTATACCTTCAGAAAATATGAACTTTATGGTTCCTGACGGCCGAGCATCAACACAAAACACAACTGCAAATACTCCGCCGGGACTAAGAGGAAGAAAACTTCCAGTAGGCGAATATAACAAAGCAATAGAAACAGGCGCAAGAGTTGATCCGACACTATTTGCTAAACCATATAACAAAGATTTTACAGAAACACTTGAAATACAAGGTTTGTTAAATGACGAAGCCAGAGGCACAACTACAACTAGTTCGAGGCGAGAGATGCCAAGTATGGTATTTGGCATTAGTACGCCTGGGCCTAAAGATCGCAGAGACGGCTCTCCAAAAGCAGAGATTGGAACAGCAGGAAATAAGGTAGCAGTTCCTTCTAATAGACTAGGCGGAAGTTCATTTGCAATGGATGACGGTGACGAAAGATTTGTGCGCACAACACACGCAGAAGACGGACCTCCGATTTATAAAAACAAAAGCGCCAACGAAGCGGGCGGCGACAGTACTATCCCACAAAATGAATTACTGCGTTTTAGAACTAGAACTGGCCATCAACTATTAATGCACAACAGTGAAGACTTAATTTACATAGGAAATGCTAGAGGAACTACTTGGATAGAAATGTCCAGTGATGGTAAAATTGATATTCATGCACAAGATAGTGTTAGTATTATGACCGAGAACGATTTAAACATTACTGCTGAACGCGACATTAATATGGAAGCTGGTAGGAATGTTAATATTAGAGCTACAGGCAGAAACCAAGACGGCGAAGGCGAAACAGGCAGAGTTCAAATTGAATCTAAACAAAACTTTAATTTGCATGTTGGAGCAAATAGTAAAATTACAGTAGGTAAAAATCAGCACATAAAAGTAAAAGAATCGCAATATATTGACACAACAAAATCATTACATATACATTCAGGTAAAGACAACAGATTAACAGCCGCAGGCTCGACACATATTACTAGTGCTAAAGAGCATAGAGAAACAGCAACGTATGTTCATATGAACGGACCAAAAGCAGCACCATCAAATGTTGCTGAAGAAGTAACTCCTTTGACAACAAATACATTACCTCGTACTGAATCCGGCGGACAAATAAGCTCCTACGAAAGTATATTAGCAAGATCCCCCCAACATGAGCCTTGGCCGCATCATGAAAACTTAGATCCGTTATCGTTTAAGAAAATTTACACAGATAGAGATTCGCCTGGCGCACTTCCTAGTGCAGACCGTGTTGTTACTCCAGATACGTTTGACAAAAATTTACAAGGTAGAAAATCGAGTGGATATGTACAAGGCAGCGGCGGCAATGTTAGTACAGGAAATTCTAGTCGTCCAGGCGGCAGCGGACAAGCGCCTGTACCTCCAGGAGACTATAACAGTGACTATGTGTTTGATGAAAATATAGGAGCATTAAGTGAAAAATATGAATCTCGGGGCGATCCTGGTATTATTGGATGGGATAGTACCGGTGGCTGGAGCTACGGAAAATACCAACTTGCAGCAAATACAGGCTCACTAAATGAATTTCATAATTGGTTAAAAAATAAATACCCTGAATTAGAATCACAACTGTATGCTGCTGGCGGCCCAGCTGGAGGAAGAGCAGGTAGTGCAGCATATAAAGAAGCTTGGTCTTTAGTAATGGGTACAGACGAAGGCGGTGAGGTACAAAGCCAGTATGCAGGATTGAAATACTATGTCCCTGGAGCTAAACGTATCTTAAATGGTTCCGGAATTAATCTTGCACTTCGGTCTATAACAGTCCGTCAAGCAGCATTTTCTACAACAATACAACACGGAGCAGGCGGCGCATCAAAAGTTTTTCGAAATGCATTAGCCGGATTGGGATTTACATCAACTGATATAACTGCAACAGTGCCTACTGACGCAGCGTTAATTAGAGCATTATATTCCGAACGCCGCGCTGAGCATGGCGGCAAATATTTCCCTAGCAGCAGTGAAGGTATTAGAAATAGTGTTGTTAACAGATTTCATAATGAAGAAGCAGATGCAATTAGAAGTTTAAACGAAGAAATTTTAATTGCACAAGCAACACCTCCGACTTCAGATCCAACAGATAATAGTGCAGGCACTAACACAGTAGCACCTCATCGTAGTGCTGTTTAATTAAGGTAAATATAGTATGAGCCAATTAGAAAAAAATCTTTATAAACGTGTTACAGTAAGCCAGCCTACTCAAACAGCCACAGCTGGCAGAAAATACAGAGGTTTTTCAACAGTTGCAGATAGTAAAAGTTATAGCCTGTATGACTTTGAACTTATTAAACAAGATTTAATTAATCATTTTCATATACGCCAAACTGAAAAATTAAGCGATCCTACTTTTGGTACGATTATTTGGGATATACTATATGAACCTTTTACTGTTGAAGTTCAAGAAGCAATTATTGAGGATGTTACCCGTATTATTAATTACGATCCTAGAATAACCGCTGAAAATATTGTTATTGATACTTACGAACAAGGTATACAAATTGATTGCACTATAACAGTACTTCCTTTTGGTATAACAGACCAATTACGCTTTAAATTTGATAAAGAAAACGGACTTCTTTAAATTTAAAAATTAAATACACACATTATCATTTCAGGTAAATACATTAGTAAACAAGGAAAATGATATGTCTTCAAATGATAGACAGTCCAGGCTATTAGTAGCTGAGGACTGGAAACGAATTTACCAAAGCTTTAGAAACGCAGATTTCCAAAGCTACGATTTTGATAATCTAAGACGCACAATGATTAACTATCTGCGTCAAAACTATCCAGAAGACTTTAACGATTACATTGAATCGAGTGAATATCTTGCGCTAATTGATATGATTGCTTTCCTTGGGCAAAATCTATCATTCCGTATTGATTTAAACGCTCGTGAAAACTTCCTTGAAACAGCAGAGCGTAGAGAAAGTGTATTACGTCTAGCACGTATGCTATCTTACAATCCCCGCAGAAATCAAGCAGCTAACGGCTTGCTTAAATTTGACACAATTAAAACAACTGAAAATATTTTAGATAGTAATGGTTTAAACATGGCAGGTATTACTGTTAAGTGGAATGACCAAACTAACTCAAACTATTTTGAACAATTTATTAAACTCTTAAACTCAGCATTGCCACTATCTAATTCAATTGGCAATCCTCTAAAGTCAGCATTAATTGCAGATGTACAAACGCAAAAATATCGCTTAAATGCTACAAATACTGGACAAGCAATATATCCGTTTACTAAACGTATTGAAGGCGTAAGCACACGTTTTGAAGTAGTAAGTACTGACATTTTGGGTGAAGATATTATAGAAGAAGCACCGCTTCCAGGTAACAGTCCTGCATTTTTGTTTAGAGATGACGGACAAGGCGCCGGCAGTAATAACACTGGATTTTTTATGCACTTCCGTCAAGGTAAACTTGAAAAAGGAAACTTTGCAGTAAGCAATCCAACACCAAATCAAGCAGTAGCAATTGACGCTGAAAATATTAACGATAGTGATGTGTGGTTGTTTTCACTAAACAGCACAGGATTTGAAAGCAGTGAATGGACAAAAATTGACTCAACTGAAGGCAATAACGTTATCTATAATAGTTTGTTTAATAAAACTAGAGATGTATATGCTGTAACAACACGTATCGGTGACAGAATTAATTTAAACTTTAGTGACGGTGTATTTGGAAATTTACCAGCTGGCAACTTTAACGTATACTACAGAACTAGTAATAATATACGTAGTGTAGTTACACCTTCAGCATTAAGCACAATAAGTATTGATATTCCGTACCAGTCAAGAAACGGATCTGCACAAACACTTACAGTAGGGCTCAAATTAAATTACACAGTTAGTAATGGCACAGCAGCTGAAACAAGTACAGAAATTAAACAAAATGCACCTGCGACTTATTACACACAAAATAGGTTAATTACTGGCGAGGACTATAATATAGGTCCTTTAGCAATTAGTCAAGACATCATTAAAACTAAAAGTTCAAATAGGATATCGAGCGGCATCAGTCGGTTCTTTGACTTAAAAGACGCAAGCGGAAAGTATTCAAATACTAGTTTGTTTGCAGACGATGGTGTAATTTATAAAGAAGAATTTACTGAAAAACAATCATTTACGTTTGCAACACAAACAGATATTGAAGGTGTTATATACAACACAATTGAAGATATATTAAAAAGTACAACTTCGCAGAACTTCTATCTAGCAAAATATCCAAAGATTATTGTTAGTGATCTTAACGCTACTTGGCTACAGTCTAGCAATAGCACAAATCAATCATTAGGTTTATTACAAGATGTTGATTTTAATCCTTACACAGTAGGCGAGTTTACTGCAAACAGTTTGCGGCTATTGGAAGCAGGGTCGATGTTAAAGTTTGTTGCCCCTGTAGGTAAGCACTTTATGGCAGACGGCACATTAATGACAGACGGCACAGGCACTGACCACTTAGGCAAAACATCATACAAATGGTGCAAAGTAATTTCTGTAACAGGCGCTGGCACAGTAATAGACGAAGATGGAATTTCTCCTATTGCAGTAAACGAGGTCATACCATCGGATGCAATACTACAACAAGTTATACCAAATTTTTCTAAGGTACTAATTAACGACATAAAAACACAATTAATTGACCAAGCATTTGAATATAAAGACTTTGCTTTACGTTATGATCAATACGACAGACAGTGGAAATTAGTATTAGCAGAAGACATTAATACACTTAATACGTTTGCTACAGGTAAAGCAGGAGACATTACTGGTGAAAATCTTGATGCAAGTTGGATGCTATACTTTAAGACAGATGGTGAGAAATACACAATTACATACCGCAATTTAAGATATGTAATGGAAAGTGCAGAAGAAATTAGATTCTTCTTTGATGCTGCTGATAAAATTTATGATCCTGCAACAGGACAAATTGTTAGAGATAAAATTGATATCTTAAATATTAATCGTAAGCCAGGAGAATTAACTCCATTTACAAGAGACTTTAATTGGACAATTACTGATGCATATAGAGATACCGAAGGTTATCTAGATAGCCGTAAAATACAAGTCCAATTTATTGACCTCGATGATGACGGCGTAATTGATGATCCTGATATTTTTGAGCAAATTGTCGGCGAAGAAGATACAACTATTCTTACAAAAGACAAACTAATATTTCAAAAGAAATATACCACAACTGACGGAGTAGAAGACTTTAAGTATTTTGCAAACACAACTGCCGAAATAATAGTAATACAAAACGAAGCAGCTATCGTTCCGTACAGCACACGTTTAGAAGGACAAATTTTTTATCTAATTGACGAAGATATATTTAGAAAGCTTAATAAAGTACTAAACAACACTATAATTAACACTGATTATAAAGCATACTTCGGACGTGCTGATTTAAAGTTCCATTACATCCATGTTGCCGATAGTGGATACAGAATTGACCCAAGTGCAAGTAATATTATTGATACATATATCTTATCTAAGACTTACGATACTCAAGTAAAACAATATATCAGCGGAACAACTTTAATACAACCTAAGCCGCCGAGTAATGATGAATTGTTTAGAAGCTATGGCACAGCAATAAACAAAATAAAAAGTTTAAGTGACGAAGTAATTTATCATCCTGCAAAGTATAAAATCTTATTTGGCGATAAAGCTCCAGGTGATCTGCAAGTTAAGTTTAAGATTGTTAAAAATCCTAGTATGGTTATTAACGATAATGAACTTAAATCAGACATAATTGAAGCTATTAATAAGTTCTTTGATATTGAAAATTGGGACTTCGGAGAGACGTTTTACTTTCAAGAGCTTAGTGCCTATATTATAAATGGGCTGTCTCCTAAACTGGTAAGTATACTAATAGTACCGCGCCAAACTACACAATCGTTTGGTAGCCTATTTGAAATAAAAAGTGAGCCAGATGAAATATTTGCAAGTGCAGCTAAGGTGAGTGATATCGAAACAATTGATCAATTAACAGCAACTAATTTACAAGCTAGTGGAACAATAATTAATACTGTTGCGACTAGTATAACGTCAGGAATATCAAGCAGTGCATCGACACCTGCAACAACCACAACTGCAACAACTGCAACAACTACAACAACTACACCATCAACAGGCGGAGGCTATAGTTACTAATGGCTAAGAATGATCAGAACGAAAGCGCACTACCTGTTCCAGGACAGAATAATAAAATTACTGCAAGTGATTTTTTACCAAAGTTCTTTAGAACACAAGCAAATAAAAAGTTCTTACAAGGAACACTTGACCAACTTATACAACCCGGCGTTGCTGAAAAAGTAAATGGTTATTACGGTAGAAAAACAGCCAAAGCATACAAAACTACAGACAATTATGTCGATGACATAAGTGCTAACCGAACTAACTATCAGTTAGAGCCTGCGACAGTTATCAAAGACAATTATGATAATGTAACTTTTTATAAAGATTATAATGATTACATAGGACAACTTAGTAACTATGGCGCCACTACAGATAATCACAGTCGTTTAAACAGTCAAGAAACTTATGCGTGGAACCCAAATATCGACTGGGATAAGTTTGTAAACTTCCGAGAGTACTACTGGATGCCAAACGGTCCTATTAGTGTTCCTGTAAGAGGACAAAGCAGAGATATTGTTAGTACGTACACTGTTACTACAGAAGACCAAGGCGATAATATTGCTTATGTATTTAATGATGGTCTCGTCCGAAACCCTAGCTTAAAAATATTCCGTGGCCAAACATATCGTTTTGTTATTGATGCTATAAACCATCCAATGGCAATTGCACTTAGTAGAACGTTTACTCCTGGAATAACAGTTGACACTAATGTTAGTACACTGTATAATGACGGTATAACTATCTATGATGAAGAGGGTAATATTACAACCAGTAGTTATATTGAAAAAGGCACAATTGAATTTACTGTTCCTTCCAATGCTCCTGATGTACTGTATTATATCAGTAAAAATTCTGTTGATACGAGTAACTTTATTAAAGTTTACGATATTGAAGAAAATACATTCCTTAATGTCGCTGAAGAAATACTAGGTAAGAAAACTTACAAAAGTGCAAATGGTGTAGAATTATCCAACGGAATGAAAATTAAATTTCAAGGTGATGTATTACCTGCTACGTATGACACCAATGATTGGTATGTAGAAGGTGTTGGTGAAAAAATTAAATTAATTAAAGATCAAGATCTAATTATTCCAGCTGCATACAGCGAAATTAACCGCATAGCATTCGATGCTGATAACTTTGATACATTGCCTTTTAGTGACGCAACAGCATATGCAACTAATAAAGATTATATTGTTGTTAACCGTGCAACTCCAGATAGAAATGCATGGAGTCGGTACAATAGATGGTACCACAAAGATGTAATTTTAAAAAGTTTTGAACTTAATAATTTAGCAGGAGATGTAGATGAAACTTCTCGTGCAAAACGTCCTATTATAGAATTTGAAGCAGGATTAAAGTTACACAATTTTGGCGCATATGCTAAAACTGACGTTGACTTAGTTGACACATTCACGACTGATGTGTTTAGTACTATTGAAGGTGAAATAGGATATAACATTGACGGTATTAATCTTGCTGATAATATGCGTATTTTGTTTACAGCAGACACTGATACATTAGTGAACGGAAAAATATACCAAGTTAAATTTGTTAAAATTGGAAATAGCAGACAAATTAGTTTAATTGAAACTACTGATACATTGCCTATTGATCTTGAAACAGTATTAATTACACAAGGCTTAATAAATGCAGGTAAGAGTTATCACTACCATAATAATAAGTGGGCTACTGCACAAGAAAAGACAACACGTAATCAAGCTCCTACTTTTGAAGTATGCGACAAAAATGGTAACAGTTTCAGCAATGAAACATATTATGGTTCGACTACATTTAAAGGCACTAAGTTATTTTCATACAGTATCGGCGAAGGTATTGTAGATACTGAATTAGGATTTGCATTAGATTATAAGTCTATTAATAATTCAGGCGACATTGTTTTTGATTTTAATTTATTATCTGATACATTTACTTACCAGACAGATACTGATTTGTATACGCAGCATATTAAAAGCGGCTATTTAAAGAAATATAGTTCGCTTACTAAATTTAAGTATGTAAATGGATTTAGTGATATTCCTACTATTAGTAAGCAGTATGTTGTAAGAGAGTATTCTGCAACTAGCACCCAGATTAATAATTTTATAATTGACGTTTACAATAAATCAAGTAGTATTATTGACTTAAAATTAGTTGTAATTGTAAACAATAAATTACAATTAATTAATACTGATTACACAATTGATAAAACTAATAGTAATGCAGTTGTTATCTTTGTAAAAGACTTAGTAGCTACTGATGTTATTAAAATTAAGACAGATAGTAAAACTATTAAAAATTCCAATGGATATTACGAGTTTCCATATAACTTAGAACGTAATCCTTTAAACGATGATGTTAATCAATTTACATTAGGCGAAGTAGTTGACCATGTTGACAGTATGTTAGAAGACATTCCTAACTACACAGGTGCATTTCTTGGATCAAGTAACCTGCGTGATTTAGGTGATTTAGATCGCTACGGTAAACGCTTTGTTAAACATAGCGGCCCAATTAATTTGCCACTGTACCATGTAACTAATAAAGATTATAATATTGTAAAGGCATTAAAATATTCTAGAAAAGAGTATTCAAGATTTAAGAAAGTATTTTTAGACACTGCTGCTACATTAGGTTATGATGGTCCTATAAAAGGACACGTTGATCTTATATTAAAAACTGTTAATAGTGATAAATTAAAGTCGCAGCCTTTTTACTTCTCTGATATGCTTCCAGCTGGAGCAGCTAATAAACTAACATACACTATATTAGATAAGAGAACAACAGAATATCCGATTACCGCCGACTTTAACTTAACAGAGTTAAGTGCAAAAAGTGTAACTGTTTATTTAAACGGCGTACAATTAACGCACATTAAAGATTACAATTTTAATATTGCAGGGTATGTTTCAATTAATGCCGGACAGATAGAAACTGATTTAATTGAAATACACGAATACGATAGTACTGATGGTAGCTTCATTGCTCCTACTCCTAGTAAACTAGGATTGTTTCCTAAGTATTATCCTGAACTAACAATAGACGATACTGTGATTGCAGCAGAGCCAGAAACTACTGGTCCGTTTAAGCTATACGGCGAAGATAGTGCAACTGGTACTAGAGGTTGGTTCTATCCTGTGTACACTACTAAGAGTGCAGCAGGCACCGGCGCATTATCTAAGTCTTATACATTTGCAGGAATGAACAAACTGTTTTATATTCCTGCAACAGGTGCAACACTTGCTGGCATTGATGATATCGAAGTTATTGAATACCCAGTCGGCGTCGCATTTATCAGAGGCCATGACGGTAGCTATATTAAAGCGTATAAAGACTTTAGAGATGAATTATTATTAGAATTAGAAAAGAGAATCTTTAATAACATTAAAGCAGAATATTCAACTGATAGATTAGACGTTAATACATTTGTTGGCGGAGAATTTAGAACGAATGAATTTACTAAAACTGAAATTGACAATGCAATGCTTGGTGATTTTACGCAGTGGCTACAGCAAAACTTAAATAATCAAACTTACACGACTAATACGTTTTATAATAGAGAAAATAATTGGACATTTAACTACCAAGATACTACTTCGCCAGACGGTAACGTAAACTCGGGATACTGGAGAGGCATGTATGTTAGGGCATTTGATACTGATCGCCCGCATAGTCATCCTTGGGAAATGCTTGGTCTAACAACTAAGCCAAGTTGGTGGAATACAGTTTATGGTCCTGCACCTTATACAGGTGATAACTTAGTACTTTGGAGAGACTTAGAAAAGGGACGCATTGCTGATCCTAAAAACACTAGGATTGATCTTAACTATGCACGTACTGGATTAACTAGTTTTATCCCAGTTAACAGCCTCGGCAAATTACTATCACCACTAGATAGCAGATATGCAAAAGACTTCCAAGTGCAAAATGCTACACAAAACTTTAAATTTGGAGATTATGCTCCTGTTGAAAACGCATGGCGGAGAAGTTCTGAATATCCTTTTTCTGTACTAACAGCTATGCTATTAAACAAGCCTGCTAAAACAATGGGATTAGGGTTTGATGTTTCAAGAGTGTCTAAGAATTTAGCAAATCAGTGGGTAAACGTAGATACAAACGCACCTATTGTAATTAAGGATTTAACATTACCAAATACAGTTGAATCACTTGCACGAACTAACACAGCAGGATTAGTAAACTATATTTACAATCTTGTAGCAAGCGATATATTATCAGTTTACGATGGATACAAAACTAACCTTGCAGGAATTACTAATCAACTCGGTATTAAAATTGCAGGTTTTACAAGTAAGGAAAAGTTTAATTTAATACTTGATAGCAGGTCGCCGACACAGTCAATAACACAGGATGGTATATTTGTCCCACAAGAAAACTACCAAGTATTTTTAAATACAAGTAGTCCTATTGAACTAGCAATATACAGTGGTATTATTGTAGAACGTGTTGAACTAGGGTATATAGTAAGAGGATACAACTCAGAAAAACCATACTTTGAATATTATCCTGCACTACATGGATCGTCTACAAGTACTGTAACAGTTGGCGGAATATCTGAAAAAGTAATTGAATGGGATAGTAGTACTGCTTACATCTCCGGCGAAATAATATTAAATAATAATGCATATTATAGAGTTGTTACTTCATTTACTAGTGATAGAACATTTGACACTGATAATATAGTTAAGCTTCCTGCACTTCCTCTTACTGGTGGAAGAACAGCATCATTTAAGAAAAACTTTGATATCAATGCACTTACAAGAATTCAGTATGGTACACGACTTGACACAGTGCAAGAAGTTATTGACTTTATATTAGGTTATAATGTAAGACAAAAAGAAATTGGATTTAATTTTGAAAATGTTATTGCTGGAACTAACGAAGTTGAAAATTGGAATTACGCAGCAAAGCAGTTTTTATTCTGGACAACACAAGGATGGTCCGATAACTCGCTAATTGCATTAAGTCCTGCTGCAAACTTATTAGAATTCCAAAAAGACTATGTTATAGTTGATAATATTAAAGACGAGTTTTATGGATATAGTCTACTTAAAGCAGACGGACTATTCTTAGATTCAGAGTTTACCAGTTTATTAAGAGACCAAAACAGCTTTGGTCTCGAAACAGTTGGTACTGATGAAGGTCTATATCATGTGTCTTTACCGTTAATACAAAAAGAACACGTTGTATTAATAGACAATATTACTGACTTTAACGACACAATTTATAATCCAAGTACAGGTTACAGACAAGAACGAATCCGTGTAAATGGTTACAGATCAGATAACTGGAATGGCGGATTAAATATTCCGGGATTTGTTTATGACGATGCAAGCTTTACAGATTGGGCACAATGGAAAGATTACAAGATTGGTGATATTGTAAAGTACAAGCAGTATTACTATGTTGCAACAGTTAACGCAAATGGCACACAAAACTTTAATTCAGCTAACTGGTATAAGTTAAGCGAAAAACCTGAGTCACAGTTAATGACTAACTTTGATTACAAAATTACACAGTTTACAGACTTTTATGATTTAGATTCAGATAGCTTTGATACTGAGCAGCAAAAAATGGCGCAGCATTTGATAGGTTATCAGAAGCGCCAATATCTTGCTAACATTATTAATGATGATGTAAGTCAGTTTAAATTCTACAGAGGTGCAATTGCAGACAAAGGCACAATGAATGTGTTTACTAAATTGTTTGATGCATTGGGTAATACTGCCGACAATTTGGAATTCTACGAAGAATGGGCAATCCAAGTTGGCCGGTACGGCGCAATTGACGATGTGCAGCAAGTTGGATTTAATTTAATACAAAAAAATATCCAAGAGTCGCCCCAAGCAATTGAGCTTGTAACCACTCTGCCTGAAACTAACTATGATAAGATTTATAGAATTAAACCAAACAACGTATACGATCAGCCTGCAGGGTATACACACGCACCGTTTCCTACTAAATCACTAACTAATGAATTTATTAGAACCTCTGGGTATGCAAATGAAAATGATGTTGACTTTATTGTTGGCTCCTTGCAAGACCTTGCAGACGTTGATACTAATCAAATTAAATTAGGCGATACTATGTGGATAACTGACACGGACAATAAGAGTTGGTCAGTTATGCAACTAACACGAGGACTTGTAAATGCAATTAGCATAGAAACTGATATTTCTAATTTTGCAGCCAACGGATTAAATTTAGTAGAAATAACACTAGATAAATGGGCAGTAAGTTTATTTACAGTTGGTGACTATGTTAGTATCAGAGGAGCGCAACAGTATACTATTAACGGGTTATACGAAATTGATAATATTAATCTTAATAAGATACAACTAAGAGTTCCACTAAACAGCGGCATCCAAGCTGTTACTATTGAAGATAATATAAGTTTTGCAATGTCATTACTAAGAACTATAAGAGTAAGTGATACAGCAGGCATTAATGCAGCAACAAATCAGGATATATACGACAAACAGCGATTGTGGATTGACAATTATAAAGGCGATTGGGGTGTATTAGAAAATAATTCTGTATATTTAAATTCGCAAACAATTACAAATCCGTCAGATTACGACAGCACGGATCAAGGGTTTAGTGACAGTGTTGCCGTAACCGAAAGTAATACTAATGTTTTTGTATCAGCACCAAATGACTTAAACGGAAAAGTTTCAGTATACCGTAGAACACAAGAACAGTCTAATTTAATACTAGATCAAGAAATTATACTAGTCAATGATGACCTTTTTGTTAGTACAAATTCTGCCTTTGGCAAAAGTGTAGCAGTATCGCCAGACGGTGAATATCTTATTGTAGGTATTCCGAAAGCTAGTAATGTTAAAACTAATCTATCTTATAAAACAGATGCAAGTACAGGAGCATCTACGTTTGACTTTCAACCAGATGCATCGTATGTTAAGAATAATATTGTACGGTATCGAGAAAGTTTATGGTCAGCAAATAGAGAAGTGTTACCGCAGATTGCAAATCAGCCATTTAGTACATTTGACACATATGTTAATTTAGCATCCGCAGCAGATGCTGATAGTACAACATTAAATCTTTTAGTTGCAGGTGATCCGGGATTAGCAACTAACACAACAAGTCACATGTTAGTGCGGGCACCAAAAGATATGTATATTGGAACAACAGCCGGTGACACAATTAACTTATTTTGGAACCAGCGTAGTTTTACATTCCCAACATTAGATAACTATATTCCGTTTGAAGGGCTTATTCCAGAAATTACTGGAGCATTTTTAAGTCAAGATCATACTATTGTTGAAAAAATTGATCATGTAATGTTTGTTGAAACTTTTGTATCATTACCGGTTGTAGGATCTATAGTAACAACTGATACAGGTAGTGCAGAAGTAGCATATGTAGGCAAGCGCCTAGACAGTGCAGTTGTTTATGTTAAAAACACAAATGGTGTTTTTAATGTTACTGGCGAAATGTTTATTAATGAATTAGACTTTGTAGGATTTTATTCAGAAGCAGACACATATGCTACAAGTGCAGTACTAGGCGGCTTCTGGATGATTAATACAGGATTTACTTATTCAAACAATAGTGTGTATTATGAACAAGGCCGAGGCTTAGTGTATGCTGATGTTAAACTACAAGGCTCAGTAAGAGCTATTAATAACTATTATAATATTCAAAACACAGTCGGCACAATTGGTACATATGTTACTAACAAAAATAATGTAAGCTATATTGAACAATTGTCATATCGAGGTGATCCGTCAGGCGCTGATGCACAAGACGGTGTTGAGAGAGATTTACTGAGTAATAAATGGGTAGCTAGAGTAGGCAAGACATTTAGTGATTATTTAACAATTGGTGAAACACAAGAGTTCCGTTTATACAATCTTGACAACAGAATTATTGATGTTGCAAGTGCAGGATTTACATATGATATTCTAAACAAAGCACAAACTGTTGCTGATATATGGGACGGATACATTGACTTTACGTTAACAGAATTTGACTTCCAAGGCTTTGGATACGAGCCTCAAGTAGGCGACACAATTTCGGATGTACAAACACCCCGTGATGGCACAGGTGGCCTTGCATTAACAACAATTACTACAAGTACTGCTGAAGTTATGTTTATAAAACGTAATTTTAATAGTATTAGAGTTTATGTAAAAGTCTTAACTGGCGAGTGGACAGAACAATCGAACATTGGACGCTATCAAGTTTACAGAGAAGCAAATGTTGGATTACGCGGTGCCACTGATATTGGCCGCACAATTGGCACAATAACTGACATTAATAATAGTATAGTAGTAGGTAATACATTAGTTGGCAAATTAGTAGTGTTCGAACATAACAATAACTTTAATATTGTTACTACACCGACTATTGTTGATGAAGAATATTGGTTCTTTGATGAAACTACAGAAGAAGGTGTCCAGCGTTTACCAAATCCTCCATATACCTTAAACAAAGATTACACACAAGTATATAATATTCTTGCAGAGAAAACAGGTACAAGTCCTGTACTAGCAAATGAAGGTGCAGTTGCTATATATAGAAGACTGCGAGATGGTACTTATAGATTACAGCATACATTAGTGTCAGAATATAGAGTATCAAACAGACACTTTGGTGACAATGTTGCAATAGTACAAACTGGAAATTATTATACTTTATTAGTTGCTAGTAATAGTGTTGCAAGTGCAAATGAAACAGATAGTACAGGTAGGCGTGTACACCCTGGCGCAATTGAAATATTCCGTCATGGTACACTAGCAACTGATAGTTTTAAAGGCGAATACAAACTAAGTGCATATGTGATTGATGATGTTGTAATATATAAAGACGATTATTATATTTGCCTTAAAGCAACAACAGCAATACAAAATGTTATACTTGATCCAATTTACTGGAATAAAATTAGTTGGAAGCACGGCAAGGATTCAAACTATCGCGGAACATTTGATAATACTTACACTTATAAAACGGGTAATATTGTTGTAGTAAGTAATACATTATGGAAAGCAGCAACTAATGTAGCAACAGGTGCAGCAACACCAAGTTCGTCAAATAACTCTTGGACAAGTATTAGTACTAATGTTGATTATTTAGGCTACTTGCCAAATCTAACTGCAAATGCATTTTATAATGAAACTGTATTTGATCCTATCGAAAACATACTAGAATTTAGTAAGAGCTTTGATATTAGTAATGATGCACAAGTGTTAGTAGTAACAAGTAATCAACAAGAAGTAGAAAATGATAGCACAGTAAGAACAAAGCTTGTGATTTATCGTGCAGTAGGAGATAAATTCCAAGTAGATCAAGTAATAACTGCTCCTAATGATATTACCGGCTGGGCTGACAAAGTTGCACTAAATCCTAAAGGCACACAGCTTGCAATTAGTTCAATGTTAAACGATACAAGTAAAGCTAACCAAGGTGTTGTAGATGTTTACACACAAACTAATGGCACATTTACTTTAACACAAACACTAACACCTCCACAAAATGAAGAAAGTGAAGGCTTCGGCTTTGGACTAGACTTTGGCATAGATAACTTAGTAGTATCGAGTTTAAATGGCGACCAAGTAATACCAACTACATTTGATGTTACGGTATATTCTGTAACTGAAGATACTGCAACAACGTTTGACAACGAGTTTACAAATTTTGCAAACGTAAAACTTGACAAAGGTGTTGTTTATGTATACGAAACAGTTAACAACAGTTTAATATATTCAGAGCAATTTGTTTATCCGTTAACACAAACTACCTTCGGCGAAAACATTTATGCCAACGGCAATCACGTTTATATTGGTATGCCAGATCAACTTATAGATTCAACAGGCGGCACCGACGCGAATGACACAGCTGGAAACAAAGGGCAATTGCTTGACTTTAGAAAAAATAAAAATACATTTGCATGGAACATAATTAGCGAAGGCATTACTCCAGTAGACGTAGATAACATTCAAGGAATGTTTTTATACAACAAGCGTGAGAATACTATTGTAAGTTATATTGATTATATTGATCCAGTACAAGGTAAAATAGCTGGCCCAGCAGATCAAGAAATTACATTTAAAACTCCGTTTGATCCTGCTGTATACAATACAGGTAATCTTTTAGATAACTCAGTTGACCCTAACAGGGCATGGTGCGAGACACACGTTGGACAAGTATGGTGGAATATTAGTACTGCTAAATTTACTCATGCATATCAAGGTTCAACTACATTCCAAAAAAATAACTGGAATAAATTAACTCCTAATGCGAGAATTGATATATTTGAATGGGTAGCAAGTAACTTTATTCCTAGTGTTTGGGATAGTATAGCAGATACTCCTTCCGGCATTGAAGCGAAAATTAGTGGCACGAGTTTATTTGGCGATACTAAATATTCTACTAAAATAATATATAACGAAGTTAGTAAAACATTTAGTAATGTATATTACTTTTGGGTAGTTAACAAAGTTACAGTTCCTGTTATGGAACACAGAAAATTAAGCATCAGTGATATTACATCACTTATTGAGAATCCAAGACTACAAGGATATCCTTTTGTAAGTTTGCTTTCTGATAGCAAGTTTGTAATCAATAATTTTGATACGTTCCTCGATAATGACGATTTAGTATTGAACATTAAGTATTCAACAGGACCCAAGAAGACACAAAATACACACAGTCAATACAAACTAATATCAGATGGGTTAAACACAAGTAAGCCTGATGCAGATATTGAACGCAAGTGGTTTGACAGCTTAATTGGCTTTGATAGTAATGACAGAATTGTTCCAGATCCAACTATATCTGTTAAAAATCGTTATGGTGTACAAAACCGCCCAAGACAAAGTATGTTTGTTAATCGATTTGAAGCACTAAAGCAGACTATTGAAAGAATAAATCTAAAGTTAGCTGAAAGTCTAGCAGTTGACCAATTTGATATTACTAAGTTAGCACAAAAAGATATTGCTCCGACTGTAATATCTAGAGAATATGACCTAGTAACAGACACGTTATCTGAACTTACTTTTGTAAGCACAAATAAGATTACTCCGGCTACACTAACACCTGTAATTACTAACGGCAGAATATCTAGAATTAATATTACTAATTCTGGCAGAGGATACAAAGTAGTTCCTACTTTTAAAATTAGCAGCAGCTCCGGACAAGACGCTAATTTTAATGTTACTATTAATAACTTAGGACAGGTTATTTCTGCTACTATTACTAATCAAGGTAGCGGATACGATGCAACTACAAGTATTACTGTTAGACCATTTACAGTACTAGTTAGTGCTGACGAAAGTGTGCAAGATAAATGGGCATTATATTCGTGGAACGGAACTGTTTGGTTTAGAAGAAAACTACAAAGTTATAATACAGAATTGTATTGGAATTATGTTGACTGGTACGCACGTGGATATAATCAGTTTACACATATTAATGACACAATTATTGGTTCTTACCAGTTGCCTTCATTAGAAAATAACCTTGGCGACATTGTAAAAATTGAAAATGTAGGATCAGGAGGTTGGCTACTATTAAGAAAAGTAGATGACCAAGATACCGAAGACTACACAATTAATTATGATACTATTGGCCGAAAGAATGGAACTTTACAATTTAAGGATACGTTGTACGATTACAGTAAGAATACTGTAGGATTTGACAACCGTAGCTTTGATAGTAATTTTTATGATAATAACCCAAGCGTAGAATTAAGAATTATACTCGGAGCTATTAGGGATAATATTTTTGTAGGCGAGTTAGAAGTTGAATATAATAATTTGTTTATGGCTGCGTTACGTTATGTAATGTCAGAACAGCAATCAGTTGATTGGATGTTTAAAACAAGTTTTGTCAAAGCAAAGCACAACAGAGAAACATTAAACCAAAAAGACATTACATTTAACAATGATAATCTTGCAAGCTATCAAAACTTTGTTGAAGAATTTAAACCTTATTCAACAAAGATAAGAGAATTTGTTAGCGAATACAATGCAATAGATCCTACGAACAGTAGTGTTAGTGATTTTGATTTACCACCAGTATACAATAGCATTACTAAAACAATTGATCCGAGTAGAGCAATTATTTTAGACGGCACAATTAAAAGAGCAAACTTAGACACTACTAGTTACCCTAGAAAAAACTGGAATGATAATCACGGTTATCAAATAACTGGAATTAAACTAGGCAATGGCGGCAGTGGATTTACTTATGAACCTGTTGTTACTTTAGTTGGCGGCAACGGAACAGGCGCAACAGCAAAGGCATATTTAGGTTATGGAAAAATTACTAGTATTAAAGTAACAAATCCAGGATCTGGATACACAAGCGCACCGACAGTTGTTATATCGGGATCACAAACAGACATAGGAACTGTTGCTAACGCAACTGCTATTTTAGGTAACGGATTAGTAAGAAGTCCAAGTATCAAAATTAAGTTTGACAGAACTAGCGGAAAAGTTACATTTAGTACACTTGCAAAAATTGAAACCTTTACTGGAACAGGATTTGAAAATAGATTCTTCTTAGAATGGCCAATGAATCTAGATACTAAGAAAGTTAATGTATATGTGGATAATATTTTACAATTGCGTAGCAAGTATACATTTACAAATATTGAAAATACTGACAAAACTTATATTAGGAATCAAGGCAAGGTGTTATTTACAACTCCTCCGAAAGTAAATACAGTTGTGCGTGTTGAATACAACATTCCTTTAAGCATGTTAAGTGCAGAAGATAGAATAACACATGCATACAATCCAGTGGCAGGCATGTATGGCACTGATTTTGCACAATTAATGACAGGCACAGATTATGGCGGAGTTGAAGTACGCAGTTTTGACTTTGATGGCCCTGCTGGTTTTGACACAGCCGGCTGGTATACTGATAATTGGGATGAATTTGATAATACTTTTGAAGATGAAGTATTTACAGCAGACGGATCTACAATTGCAGTACAATTAAGTGCTCCATTAGCAGATGGAGTTGTTTATAATCTTTATAAAAACGGCGTAAGAATTGACGATCCTAACTTTGATTTAGGAACTGCAACTAATGTAAATGCTATTACAAACAGTATTACAGGCGATGGCATAACTGACATAGTATATGTACAAGACTTAGAAATAACTCTATTAGACAACGATATATTCGTTGTAAGAAAAACCTCAAGTGATGGTAGTGTTATTCCTGATACTAACAGTTATGATACTGCACTAAGTGGCGGCAACTTATCTTACACATCAGCACGTGGTATTGCAGCAGAAGAAATTATTGTAGACGGCGACGGTTTTGTTACACCTACTACTTCAGGAGGCCCTGAGGAAATTGTACCTGGACAGATTCTAGACACATTAGATATCAAGGTATTTACAAGAGACAGTAAAGGCCAGGGTATTATTAACAGTCAAAGTTATATAATGCAAGCTAACAGCAATCTAACTTACAGATTAGGAGTTACTCCAAATAGTAAAGATGCTGTAATTGTAAAAGTTGCTAATAATATATTACCACAAACTGATTATACAATTAATTGGGCTGCAGGCGAAGTAACACTTAATACAGTAACAGTAGGAGCAGAACTTAGTATTGTAACAGTTGCGCAAGGTACACAGAATATACTAGACTTTGGACAGCTAATTGGTGATGGTTCCGCTACTGATTTTGAAACTACAGTTGATTGGGAAACTAACGTAACTGTTTACGCAAGCATTAACGGAGTACAACAAACAGTTATAGCGTTTAAATCAGAAACTGGTCCTAAGACAACTATCAGATTTGATGAAGTTGTTGCAGTAGGTGATGTAATTAATTATACTGTGTTCTCAGCAAATACACAAATTAACTATAGTCAAATTACTAAAGATACGTTTACTGGCGATGCAGCAACAACGGTATTTACACTAGCAAATGCACCACTGTATGCTATACCAACAGAACATAATGTAATTGTTAAAGTAAATAATACTATTTTAAGTGCAGGATACAATATACAGTATACGATTCCTGCAAACAGTCAAAGAGAATTTCCACTAGAAATATTCCAGATGCCAGCAGGTAGTTTAGATGTTTCTGATGTTAAGATATTCTTAAATGGCATTGCAATTACGACTCCGCTACAATGGCGTTTTGAAATTGCAAACAGCGCCATTACACTAGCAGACGAAGTCGGAGCACCTGGCGACTTACTAGAAATGTATGTGATAACAGACGGTGCATATAGGTTAAATGGAACTGCAATAACATTAGATGCAGCACCAGCAGCTGGAGCAGTAATTGAAGTAATTCAATTTACTAACCACAACTTGCTAGGCCTTGAGCGTATGACTTATGATGTAGTTAACAGAGCTACGCTACTTGAAACAGATGTTGATTATGTTACGTACAATAGATTAACAGTTGGTGAAATTACGTTACGTAAGCCTGCAATTGATGCAGAATATGTTTGGGTAAGTGTAAACGGCGAACTGTTAACACCTAGTGTAGACTATGCTATAACTAGTGACAGGCTAAAAGTTCAATTAGTAAGAACACCAGCAGCTGATGATATTATAGACGTTATTCACTTTACTTCTGCAGCAAGTACAGCTAAATTTGCATATAGACAGTTTAAAGATATGTTGAATAGGACACATTTTAAGCGTCTTGATAAAGCAGCTACTAAACTAGCACAACCATTAAATTATTACGATTTAAGAGTTGAGTTAACCGATGCAAGCCAGTTGTCAGATCCAAACAAGGGACAAAATTTACCTGGTGTAATCTTTATTGATGGCGAGCGCATTGAGTACTTTGTAAAAGAAAGTAATACACTGCGCCAACTACGTAGAGGGACATTAGGTACTGGAGTTAAGAATACTTACACATTAGATACTAAGGTATACGATCAGAACATAAGTAAAACTATACCTTATAAAGATCAAACCTTGGCCCATAACGCTACAGCAGACGGCGCTACAAGCGAGTTTACAGTTAGTTACCCTGTTGCATCAATTAATGAGATTGAAGTGTTTGTGGCAGGCACACGTATGCGTAAGACTACGTTAGATGTGTTTAATCCTGTAACTGCACTAGATAGTCCAGAAGGGGATACTACAATTGTAGCAGACTTTACGTTTGATACAGAAACTAACGTAATTACATTACTTGCAACTCCTGCAAAAGATACAAGAGTAACAATTGTGAAAAAAGTGGGCCAAAGTTGGACAACTTTCGGAGAATCATTGGGTGATACAGAAAATAGTATTGCAAGATTCTTACGTGCAGGAACATCTGAGCTACCTGAATAAATACAGTATAGGAAAAAATTAAATGAGCGATAACATGCAGGACACAAACGGAGTACTAGTTCAGGGACATATTAAGATATTTGACCCTGAATCACAAAAGGTATACATTGACAAGCGCAATGCAATCCATTATGAGAATATGAGTATTGCACTAGCAGATAGTTTAGCAAACGCTGGAGCAGGATTTATATATGAAATGAGCTTTGGAAACGGCGGAACAAGCGTCGATCCAACTGGTATTATTACATATTTAACACCTAATAGCACAGGAACTAATGCAAGTCTATACAATCAAACCTATACTAAGGTTGTTGACGACAGAAGTGTAAACAACACTGATCCTGCAAGAAACAAACTAGAAACTAGACATGTTAGTGGAACAAACTATACTGATATTGTAGTAAGTTGTTTATTAGATTACGGTGAACCAAATGGACAAGATGCATTTGATACTGCAAGTGCAACAGACAGTGCGTATGTATTTGATGAATTAGGATTACGTAGCTATAGTGCAGCCGGAACAGGCAGACTGATTACACATGTTATTTTCCACCCAGTTCAAAAGTCACTTAACAGATTAATCCAAATTGATTACACAGTGCGTGTACAAAGTTTGGCAGGGTAAGGAATAAACTATGCCATATACAATAAGCTACACTGACACTGTTAATAAAGGAACAATAATTGTTGCTGATAACACTCTTAATAGTGAAACTACTTTAAACTTTCCTGGTCGTGGCACAACAGCATACGGTCAAGCAGTAAATGAAAACTTTTTACACTTATTAGAAAACTTTGCAAATACTACAGCACCGTTACGTCCAGTAGAAGGACAACTTTGGTATGACTCTACTCAAGGAGTAGATCAACTTAAAGTGTATGACGGAACTAACTGGGTAGCAAGCGGCGGACTTAAAAAAGCAAGTGCTGCTCCGGCAGTAGCAAACTCAAGCGCAGGCGACTTGTGGGTTAACACAGAAAGTCAGCAGCTATATTTGTTTACAGGCAGCTCGTGGGTACTTGTTGGACCAGACTTTAGTGATGGTCTACTAACAGGAGCCCAGGCCCAGGCAATTATAGGTACTGACGATATAACTTACAATGTATTATCAATTAAGGTCGAAGATCAGCCAGTAATTATTATTAGTAGCCAGAGCTTTGTTCCTAAAACTTCAATAAAAGGATTTAGAACAGGTATTAACCCTGGTATGAATATTGCTAACGAAGCAATTATTGGTGTACAAGCACTAAAATATTACGGAACTGCCGAAAAAGCAGAAGCATTAGTAGTCGGAAACACATCGATACCAGCAAGTAATTTTTTAAGAGGCAACGCAGCAAGTAGTACAGATTATCAATTAAGTGTTAAAAG